CCAGCCGTGCTGATGTTGTTGTTGATGATATTCGCCGTGTAATAAATGGTGTCCGCATCGGCACGGGAGTTCGGCAGTAGGGCATACGATGACATTTCTACTTATACCTGCTTTTTTTTGCTAGTCCTAACCCCGCAGATTACTTCCTGATAAGTTTGAAGGTGAAAGCGGAGACCAACTCATCCGGATTTAAACTATACTTTTCGCACTCCGCATCCAACCACGACTTGTAGCCACGAATATTCATCGCACGATGGTAGAGCCGGGTTACACAATGCCGCCCACACGTAGAAATGTCCCGTTTATCTTTTTGAAGATGATAAGGATTAATCACGAGTTTATATTTGCTGGCTTTTAATAGATTAGTTAATGTGGGGTAGTCTTGGTCCAGTTCTTCACGCTTGGTTTTGGAAAGCCACTTCCCCTCCTCGTCAGGGCGGTATCCCCCATAGGGATCAAAATATTCAATCACCCCGCCCTTCTTCAACATACACACCCAGTGTCCAGTATGCTCGTTCTCTGTCAGGTAGAGAATTAAACACCTACCGTAAGAGTCAAATGCTTCTTCAATATGCGACATGTCGTTCAAATCGGGATACGAAATAATCTTAAGATCTGGTAGACACTTGCGGATATCACTGTCCGACAGCGGATACTCAAGGATTTCTTTATCCTCTTGTTCCTCTTTTGCTGTTTGGCTACCACCACGCATACTCATCCTGCTGTGTCTCCCTTCACTGGCGTAGATCGCCCGAAGTTGGCGTTCAGCCATCTCCCTCGTTAAAGGATGATGACTAAACGCTTGACCTGTGTCTTTCTTATACACACGGTAGCCACGCTGACCCTCCGCATACTTGTAGGGTTTAATCACGTAAGGCATTTCTCTCTGATTAGTAGTAATGAAAACAATCAGGGAAAAGTTCCTCGCCCAGTATAACCTACCCGATACTGGTTTCCTAGATTTGGAACAACTAGCACAGATTACTGGCTTTCCTGTGGAGGCTCTGCGGACTGTGGCACGGCGGGCACGGAAACCGGTTGACTTGTTTGAACCGCCGAAACCGAAGAAGGCGAAGGCGAAACCGGACGCTTTACCTCAGCGACTGGCAATTCCAATGAGGGTATATTCGTTTTTAATGCGAACGAAACCGGTGTTTGAGAAGTCTGATCGGGACGTGGCGATACAATATGGACTGCTTCTTGATATACCTGAACGTGTGATAGACCATTCATCTCCTCCGGCTTCTCCACATCCTGAACAGAGTCAAACTTACGATGAAACTCAGCCTGAACTTCAGGAGGAATTAATGGAGCAATCTCCTGAAGCCTTTCATACGAGTCCTTGGTATATTTCAGCAGGTCATGGGCAGTCATCCGCTGATCCCGTGGAAGCGACAGTTCAATGCTTAGAAATCGGAACAACCGAGCGTATTGGATTGACGCAAGACGATGACCCTCAGCCCGTTTCGCAAGTCCATAATACGACCCTACCGTGTTTAAAACCGAAACGATCAAGGAAGCCACGCCGAGCGTAAGCGATGCTACGCCGGGCATCCCCACGAAGATGCTGGTAGACCCGACGCTACAGAAACCCACAACAGAACTCATCACAATCACCGGCAAATCTATCCAAGCCTTACGAGAACTGTATATCTCTTCCCCTTTCTTGTGTATCCAAGCAAGACCGTGGGCTTTTTCACCCGTGCTTTTAAAATACTGCTCCAGGTTCTCGTTCCATGAGATTTCGCCGTGGATACTATCTGCTGCCATTCGTCTCTATCAAATAGCGACAGATTTAATGAAGCCGATGGAGCGTAGTCTAGCGGGATGGGCTTTGCTTGGACACCCTCGTCGCCGACGTAGTAGTAACGTGGATGGTAAACTCTGGTATCCATAATGAAAACAGAGGTAAAATCGGAGCGTATAGGACGCTTTGCTTTTTTGTGCCCGTTAAGAAATGTCCTACTGTTTACTGCCTATTGAGCCGAAGGACATGCCACTTTATGACCTGTATAAGAAGGCGATCACCGCATTCTGGGTTTCCGGCGAAGTTCAGGTCCAGCAGCGGGACCACTCAGACTGGGAAAAGATGAATGACAACGAACGCTACTACATCAAGCACATCCTTGCTTTTTTTGCGGGGTCTGATGGCATAGTCGCAGAAAACCTGGCTCTTCGCTTCTATGGGGAGTCCACATCCGCAGTTGTGAAACTCTTCTATGGTTTCCAAATTGCGATGGAAGGTATTCACTCGGAAGTCTATGCGAATATGATAGACAGCTTCATTCAAGATAAAGAGGAAAAGGCAGAGTTGTTTAACGCCATCATCAACTATCCAGCAATCAAAAAGAAGGCAGACTGGTGTATCAAGTACATTAAGTCCGCCGACGATTTCAGGGTACGCCTAATTGCGTTTGCGGTGTGCGAAGGTATCTTTTTCAGCGGTGCTTTCTGCTCCATCTTCTGGCTCAAGTCTCGTGGCATCTGCCCTGTGCTGGGGCTCGGCAATCAGTTCATCGCCCGTGATGAAGGGCTTCACTGCGACTTCGCTGTCGCCTATTATAAGCAACTGGAACCGCTGGACGCAGACATCGTCCATCAAATCATTAAGGACGGCGTGGCGATTGAGGAGGAGTTCATCACAGAAGCCCTGCCCTGCCGCCTCATAGGTATGAATGACGAGTTAATGAAACAGTATATCCGCTTCGTCGCAAATCGCCTCTGCCAGCAACTGGGTGTGCCGAAACTGTGGCAGGCACAGAACCCCTTTCCGTTTATGGAGATGATCGCACTGGAAGGCAAAACGAACTTCTTTGAGCACAAGGTTAGTGAATATGCCCTCATCAGGGAGCGTCACGAATGCGGCAAACTGGACTTCAATTCAAGCCAAGATTTCTAAAAAAATGGACGGGAGGTTTGGGGGGATATTGGTCCGCCGCCGCCACCACATTTTTAGTTTTTGAGTTTTTGGTTTTTGGTTTTTTGTTTTTTCAGTCGTATTGTTCCCGCACCAATACTCCCGTTACACTCGGCGGGTATCCTTGCGGACCGCAGCCGCAGCCAGAGGGGCTGAGCGATGCTTGTATCCCTCCCACATTTCCTCAAAGATACACATCACCCGATCACAAGCACCTTTCTCTTCCAGATGTGCCTTGATCTGTTTGTATTTCCAGTCTTGCTGAACTTCGCATTCCTCGTGTGCGAAGTCCATTGCGACATCTCCCCACGCCGAATCCTCGTTCTTGAAGCTCAAGATGTATTTCACAAAGCCAGGCATATTAAACTGTTCTTACTTGACCTAACCTCCGCCCTGAGGACGGAGGTTGGCTTTTTTGGGTCTCAATTTTTAGGGCTTGGTTTTTTTTTGGTTTTTTTGTTTAGTGGGCGTTTCTCCAGATGACCTGCTCCCTTCGGGCAACCAGCAAGCATCGGTCGCATCTCTTGAGCCTATGCGTCCGGTCCTCCCTCGGGATGTGGCGATAGCGGCTATCTTCTGCGGGGAGGTGGATCCGGCAACCTGGGCATCGGACTCCATTTTGAGGTTGAGCCATCGGCACATGCGGCGGGGGCATTGCTGGCACGGGTTGCTGGATTCTTGCGGGTTGTGCGATGGGGGCTTGCGGCATCTGCGGCAAGGCATGTGCGGCTGCGGCTGCGGCTGCGGGGGCTGCCACGAACGGGTTCCCGAGGTCATGCCCTGCGGCAAGGGCTGCCGTCGCCTCGTCAAGGATTCCGTAATCCCTGGCGATGCGGCGTACCTCAGCCGTTCGCTCCACGACCAGATGTTGGATTTCATCTCTGTGGCGGGTATCTCTGGCGATGGTTTCGTTGAGTACCTCCACTCGGCGGGTATCCCGATTGAGCGTTCGGATTAGGGCGGCAACCTCCTCCCGTTCTTGCGGGGTGATCTCATCCGTTAGCCGCACCGCCTTGCGGCAGATTGGGCATTTGATCGGCTGGCGAAGGGCGGCGACACGTTGCGTTTCTTTTGTGTAGCAGCCGAGGCAGATTGCGTGGGAGCAAGCCAGAGTGATCTGACCTGTACCTTTTCCGTCCTCGTAGCAGATTACACACTCAAAGGCTTCCACCTCCTTGTGCGGATTACCGGGTGCGGGTGCGGGCATGTTTTCGTTGGGCATGTCCATATTTCTCTGCGTCCTGGGGTCCGGCGGCAGGGCAAAACGGGGCGTCAATTTTATAGCCCGCCGTCCCACGACATCAAAGTCGCTATGATGTCACCCGACATCAACCAGTTTTGCGTCGCACGACATCAAACCCAAGGGGGGGGTCTTTGATGTCCGGCGACGGCGGCACTT